TCCTTCTCCGTATCCGCTGGGGATCAGCCTGAACTGGCAGGAACCGGCGAGAACCAGCCAGGGGGAAAAGCGATTGGTCGTGATCGACCGCGATTGGAGACTGCCGGTGTTGGGGGGAAAACGTGGGGCATTGAGGTCGCACGCTGGGCTAATGCACACATGGGTGTCGAGTTGATGGGCTGGCAGGTGCACGCCCTTGAGGGCATGCTGATGTTGGAGCCCGACACTGGTGAACTGCACTTCCGTGAGGCATTGGTGTCCACGGCCCGTCAGAACGGAAAGTCTGTTCTGCTTCAAGCGGTGCTCGGCTGGTTCCTGACTGATGGTGCCCGGTATCGCGGCCGCCCCCAATCCGTGCTGTCAGTCGCCAACCGGCTTGATCGAGCGGAGGCCATCCACACCGCTTTGGCTCCCATCCTCGAGGCCCAGTATGGGGCGAAGGTCACCAACGCTGTGGGCCGTAAAGCCGTCCTCATGACTGACGGCTCCAAGTGGGAGGTGCGTGCCGCCACCCCCAACTTGCACGGTGGATCGTACGACCTGATCGTGGTCGACGAACTGTTCGACATCGGATCCAACTGCATCGACGACGCACTACGGCCGTCCATGATCGCCCGACCCAACCCGCTATTGGCCTGCTTTTCCACAGCCGGCGACGAAGGCTCCACCGTCATGATCCAAATGCGGGAGATGGCGGTAGCCGAGATCGACGGCGGAGTGTGCGGCGACACCTACTTTGCCGAGTGGTCGATGCCACCCGGCGTCAACCCTGCGGACGAGCAGTGGTGGGGCTGGGCCAACCCAGCGTTGGGCACCACCGTCACCGTAAAAGCACTTCGGGCCGCGTCCAAAAAGGAGTCGTTCATGCGTGCCCACCTGAACATGTGGGTGTCCGCCCGTGGTGCATGGTTGGATGCTGGCCAGTGGGCCGACCTGCAAACCGACGACCCGATGCCAGCCGGAGGAATTTTGGCGGTGGACTCGAGCGTTGACGAAGCCCGGTATGTGGGTGTTCGGTCGGTCGTGGCGGACAACAAAGCACACGTCACCGTGGAATTCGTCGCCAATTCGGAAGACCAGATGTGGACCGAGATCGAGCGGGTCATGGCGGACACCACGGTGCAGTTGGCCCTCACACCCACCTTGGAGATCCACTGCCCACCGAACCTGACACGCCGCACCACGATTGTGGGCTACGGCGAACTACTCAAGTTTTCGAGTCTGGTGCGGTCGATGCTGGTGGAGGGCAAGGTGACGCAACGCGGCCAACGCACCCTTACCGAGCACGTCTGCCGTGCCGTACTCACGAAGACGGCACAGGGCACCGTGCTGTCGTCGCAGAAGTCGCCGGGGCCAATTGAACTGGCACGGTGCATGGTGTGGGCCATCGCCCTGTGCTCGAGACCCGCAATTCGCACGAAACCCATACTTGCCATAGCCCCATAGCACTAACGTGGGGACTGGCGACCGTCCCGTGTCGGGCGGGGCGGCCGCCACCTATCGCGAGGTAACCCATGGGAATTTTCAACCGAGGCGTGAACAAAGCGGCCGTCAGTCCGGCCCCTGAGCCGACCGTCAAAGCGGCGGCCGCAGTCGGCTCCGGCTCATTCTCCGGGTACGGCACATACGGCGGATACACCAGCCAACAGCAAGGCATCAACTTCGTGGGTGCGTACTACACCTACTACGAAGGCGAAGCCCGTAACCGTGCCATGTCGGTGCCCACGATCAGCCGTGCCCGTGACCTGCTGGCCTCGGTGATCGGCTCCACCCAACTGTGCATGTACATGGAACGGTGGAACGAAACCGAGGGCGAGATGGAGCAGGTCGATCTGGCCCCACGTTCTTGGCTCCGCCAACCCGACCCGTCCGTGCCGTACAGCACCCTCATGTCGTGGACGTTGGACGACCTGTTCTTCTTCGGCCGTGCGTTCTGGTACATCACGTCCCGCACCGCAGACGGCTTCCCGGCATCGTTCACCCGCCTTCCCGCTGGCACCGTCACCACACAAGACCAGTCCGGCCCAGTCTGGTTCGCCCCCTCAAGCGAGGTCTACTTCCAGGGTGGCATGATCCCGCCCGAGGATTTGGTGCAATTCATCAGCCCGGTACAAGGCATCATCTACATGTCCGAGCAAGCCGTAGCGACCGCCCTCCGCCTCGAGGAGTCCCGCTACCGCAACGCCCAATCCGCCATGCCGTCCGGCGTACTGAAGCAGACCGGTGGTGAGCCGTTGTCCGCACAGGAACTGGCCGACCTTGCGGCCGCGTTCAACAGTGCACGCATGTCCAACCAGACCGCCGCACTCAACGAATTTTTGGATTACACCGAAACAAAAGCGTTGCCGGACAACATGCTGATGGTGGAGTCCGCCGAATTCCAAGCCAAAGAACTGTGCCGACTCACTAACATTCCGTTCTACTTGGCCGGTGTCAACATCGGGTCGTATCAGTACACGACCAGCCGTGGAGCCCGTGAAGACCTGTACTTGTTCGGTGCACGCCAATACTTGGACTGCGTGTCCCAAACGTTGAGCATGAACAACGTGCTACCGCGAGGCACTTACGTCAAATTTGACATTGACGACTATCTCGAAGGTGTCATGGAGGACGCGATGGAAGACATGCCCGAAACCACACGAACGCCCGACACCGAACCTTTGGAGAACTGATGCACATTCAACTATCAGCCGGCTTTGCACTTGACGTCCAAGCCGAGGCTGGCGAGACGTCCGGCCGACGCGAAATCTCCGGTTTGGCCGCCCCCTATCAAGTGTCCGCCACCGTCAGCGGTGGGGCCTCGGTGATGTTCGCCCCGGGCTCCCTGCCGGTCGACGGCAAAGCCCCCAAACTGTTCATGTACCACGACGCCAGCCAGCCGGTCGGACTGGTCACAGAACGCATGGAAGCACCAGACGGATCGGGCATGCTTTTCACCGCCAAGATCGCCGCCACCGTGGCCGGTGACGAAGCCCTGCAACTGGCCAAGGAAGGCGTGCTCGACAGCGTGTCCGTGGGCGTCGACGTGATCGACTCGTACCAGATGGAGGACGGCACCACCGTCATCACCTCGGCCGAGTGGCGAGAATTGTCACTTGTCCCCATCCCGGCATTTGCCAGTGCTACCATCACCGATGTGGCCGCCTCGGCGGACACGACTCCCGACACAGAAACCCAGCAAATCCTGAACGAGGAGAACGAAGTGTCCGAAGTCGAAGCCGCCGCCCCCGAAGCCGCACCCACCGCCCCCGCCATTTTCGCCCAGCCGCGTAAGGCTCCCCGCCTGCCTTCGGCCGGTGAGTGGATGGCCGCCTACCACATCGGAGGCGAAACCTTCGCCAAGGTGAACGGTCAGGTGGCCGACTGGAAGAAGGAGAACCAGTCGACCTTCGAGGCGGCCGCTGGCGACGTCGCCACGACCAACACGCCCGGTCTGTTGCCGGTGCCGGTGTTGGGCCCGTTGGTGCAGGACATCAACTTCGTGCGTCCGGTCGTTCAGCGTCTGGGAGCCCGTGCCTACCCGGATGGTGGAGCCCAGAAGACGTTCGTGCGTCCGACCATCACCACGCACACCAGCGTTGCCGCACAGGCCGCCGAGTTCGATCCGGTGTCCGCCACCACGATGGTGATCGCATCCAACACGGTCGGGAAAACCACTCTCTCGGGACAGGTCACATTGTCCGTTCAGGACATGGACTTCACCTCACCGGCCGCCATGCAGTTGATCCTCAACGATCTGATGGGCGAATACATGTTGGCGAGCGATAATTTCGCGGCCGATAACTTGCTGACCGCCGCCAACTCGAGCGGCGTGTGGGACGGCACCGTCACCGACCTGATGAAGTCGATCTACGACGCGGCCGTCGACGTGTCCAACAACCGCAACTTCTTCCCGGACACCATCTTCGTGTCGCCGGACGTGTGGGGCCAGATGGGCCAGTTGGTGGACGGATCCAACCGTCCGGTGTTCCCGTACGTCGGTTCGGCCGGTTTGCAGGGCTTCAACGCCCTCGGCGGCGGCAACGCCACCACGTGGGTCGGCTCCAACCCGCTCGGTCTTGAGATCGTCGTGGACAGCAACTTCGCGGCCAAGACCATGATTATCACGAACAGCCAGAAGGCCTTTGAGTTCTACGAGCAGGTTCGTGGACTCACCAGCGTCGAAGTGCCCAGCACCCTCGGCCGCACCTTCTCGTTCCACGGTTACGTCAGCACCTTCGCTGCCGTGTCCGGCATGATCCGCAAGATCACGCAGGCCTGATCGGAGGGGCCGCCACATGGCGACCTACACAGTCCAATACGGAGTCATAGTCCCCGGCTACGTCACCGCCACCACCCTCACCCCCAACGAGATCGTGGTGGGCGGATCGGTGACAGTGGCCGGTGTGGGAGCGGCGTACAACGGCACGCACACGGTGTACGCCCTCCCGCAGTATTTGCCGGTCAACGTTGGAAGCGACGGCATCATTGAGTACGACACTTCGTACCCGTTGGCCAACGCGGTCATGTGGGCGTCCAACCAGACGCCCGAGGACATCAACGCCATCACCGGCACCATCGCCTACAGCCCGACATGCACTTGGATCACCTACACGCAGATTCAAGACTGGCTTGGCATCACGCTCGCTGGCGGAGCCGAAACAGCGTTCCTGACGCAATGTGCGGCCGCCGCTAATGCGTTCTGCTACCGCCGACGTCAGGAGTCCGGGTACATCGACGCACTGGCCACCAGCCCGTCCGGTGACGTCACCCTCGGCACGATCATGTATGGCGGAGCCCTGTACCGTCAGCGTGGAGCCATTGACCAATTCGCGTCATTCTCCGAAATGGGCCAAGCCCCCACGGTCGGCCTGTCACCGCTCATAAAGCAGTTGCTCGGCATCAGCCGTCCGCAGGTCGCATGAAATGGCCTACACCGACCTATTCAACGAAGCCATCGACGACCTGTCAGCAACGCTGGCAACGATCAGCGGACTGCGTGTCGTCACCGATCCCGCCAAGATCAACCCACCCTGCGTGTTCTTGGACGCACCGTCGTGGGAATCGTGGAACGGCAACATCGTAAAGATGACCTTTCAAGCCCGAGTGTTTTCGCTGGGCCCGTCCAACCTTGACGCACTTCGCGACATCCTCGCCATCTGTGCCAAGTTGCTTGAGAAGAACGTGGCGGTCATGGACGGCCGCCCGGTATCGATCCAAATCGGTGGCCAAGAATTCCCCGCCTACGACCTCACAATTCCCCTACAAGCACAGGCAGGTTGACAATGCCGTATCGCATCACATCCACCCGTATCGGCGAACTGGGAGCCATCTACGACCCCGTGGAGGGCGTCAACGTGGAAGCGTTGATCGCCGGAGGATTCATCGAAGCCACGCACACCGGCACCGGCAAATCTGCTAAAAATAAGACCAAGGCCCCCGACGCCGCCAACACCACCGAGGAGTAACCCATGGCCACGTCGACCTACCTGTCTAACCCTGTCATTACCATCAACGCGGTGGATCTGTCCGACCAGTGCACCTCGGCCAGCATCAGCCAGGCCTTCGACCAGTTGGAGAACACGGCGTTTGGTGACACGGCCCGCAAGTACACGGCCGGACTCCAGACCAACAGCCTCACGCTCGAGCTGTACTGGTCGACCGCCTCAAGCGAGACGTACGCCAGCCTCAAGTCGCTCGTGGGCACCAGCACCACCGTCACGATCAAGGGCTCATCGGCCGCCACGTCCGCCACTAACCCGCTCGGCACCCTCACCGGAGCGTTCTTGGCCGAACTGCCTGTCGCCTACACCATGGGCGAACTGGCCACCGTGTCCATCACCTTCAACGGTGGCACATGGGCATGGTCGGAATCCTGATCTAAACCCAACCTGAAAGGCCCGACATGAAACTTCATTTGAAGGTGGACATCGGTGATGGCCCGTTTGTGGTCACCACCAACCTGCAAACCGTGATCGCATGGGAACGCAAGTACCGCAAAAAGGCCGGTGACCTTGCGTCCGGCATCGGCATGGAAGACCTTGCGTTCATGGCGTGGGAATGTTGCAAGCGTGACAAGGTCGTGGTGCCCGTCGAATTTGACTCGTTCATCAGTCGACTGGTGGAACTTGAGGTTGTGTCGGAGGAAGCGGTAGGCCCTTTCTCCCCGGCACCTACCGACGCTCATTAGCAGAACTGCTAATCAGCACCGGCTGGTGGCCGCCTGATGTACCATTTGACTTTGAGGACGTGGCGACCGTGGCCGCCATTATCAAGGAGTCAAAGCGATGACAGCGAGCATCAGGGTTGAAGGAGTAGCCGAAACCCTTCGCGTCCTGCAACGCATTGACCCAGACCTGCGTCGCCAACTCATCAAAGACCTAAAACAGGTCACCAAGCCGGTCACCAACGCCATAAAAGGCAACTACACCGACCAACTGTTGTCCGGCACCTCCCGCACATGGTCGCCTCGAGGACGCACCATTTTCCCGTACAGCCGTCAAAAAGCCGTGGCCGGTGTCAAGGTCACCGCATCGTCGTCAAAGCGAAAGCAGACGCTTCTAAGCATCGTCCAAATGGATCCCGCCGCCTCCGTCTTTGACATGGCTGGCAAAGCCAACGACAACCCGCTGGCCACCGCCTTTGACACCAAATTCCCCAAGGCGTCCCGTGTCATGTGGCGTTCCTATAACGAGGCGGACGAAGGCATGATGGACGAAATCCAAAAGTCCGTCGACAAGGTGATGGCATCCCTGAACGACCTACAAAGGGCGGTGCTCCGGTGAGTATCAAAATCCCCATCATCACTGAACTGCAAGACGAAGGCATTAAGCGTGCCAAACGCGAATTTGACAAGTTCAAGGGTGCCGTAGCCGGGGCCGAAGGTGGGATGGGCAAACTTAAGGCCGGATCCAAAGTTGCCTTTGACGCCATCTCCGCTAACGCGGCCACGTTCGCTACAGCCGCCGCCGGAGCCGTTGTCACCTTCGCCGCCCAAGGCATCAGTGCGTTCCAAGACCTCGCCCTGTCGGCCGACAAGTTTGCCGGGGCCACCGGACTGGCCGTCGACGAAGCCTCACGCCTCATGGAGGTCACCGGCGACCTTGGCATTGAGGCGGGCACCGTAGAAACCGCTATTGGCAAGATGAACACGAACCTCGGCAAGTCGCCCGACTTGTTTGAGGAACTGGGCGTGCAGGTTGAGTACGCCAAGGATGGCACCGTCGACGCCAACGAGACGTTTCTCAACGTCATTGACCGCCTTAACAAGATCAAGGATCCCGCCGAGAAGGCCCGTGTGGCTACCCAACTGTTGGGTAAGGGCTGGCGAGACATGTCCAACCTCATCAGCATGGGCTCCGACGACCTTCGCAAGTCGCTGGCCTCCGTGTCGGACGCCAAGACGATCAGTCCACAGGAAGCCGAGAAGGCCCGCAAATTCCGCGACAACATGGACAACCTCAAGGACACCATTGAGGATCTGTCGTTGCAGATCGGTGAGACGTTAGTGCCGGCCTTGTCGACGGCCGTTGAGCAGATCAACAAACTGCAAATACCGACCATTAGCGGCGGCTTTCTAAAAGCGTTTTTTGGTGGCCCAACCGACAAAGTGGCTGGCCAGATGCAAATGGTGAGCGGCCTGCTAAAGGTTTTCGGTGTCAACCTTGAAGACGCTGGCGACAAAGACCCGTTGATTACTGAAGAAGAAATCAACAACATGCAGATGGCGGCCACCGAACTCGACAAGTTCAACCAAGCCGCCCTGAATCAGATCAAGTACGCCCGACTAAAGCCGTTCAAGGAACTGTCGACTGGGGCCGAGCAACTGGCCACCGAATTGGACAACATCAACAAGGCGTGGGACAGGCTTGTAGGCAACCTAAACATGACCGTAGAATTTGACCGGGCACAACAGGAACTGGTCGCCCTTGAGGAGGCCGCCGCTAAAGCGTTTGCCACCGGAGCCGATTCCGACATAGCGAAGTACAACGAAGCGGCCGCCCAATTCGTTGGCACGTTGGCCGCCATCTCCGAGGGGCTGGGCAAGGTCGCCAGCCGCGAAATCAAGATCCGGTTCAACGCCGAAGGCCCCGGAGCCGCACTCGCCTTGGCCGCTTGGTACCGCTCCGGTGCCGAACTGTCGGGCCTGAACGCCAGCCAACTGCTCGGTGCGGCCGGCTTCTCGTTTGGGATCCCCGCTCGAGCCAACGGTGGGCCCGTCACGGCCGGTGGCACCTATCTGGTGGGCGAGCGTGGCCCCGAACTGTTGACCATGGGTGCTCGAGGCGGATACGTGACCCCGAACCACGCCATAGGCGGAGGCACCGTCAACGTCACGGTAACTTCGGCCGACCCCAACGAGGTCGTGCGTGCCCTCCAAGCGTACGTCCGCCAATCGGGCCCCGTGCCTGTCAACACTCGAGCGATGTAATGGCACAACTCGGCTGGATCTTCGAGAAAGGCATTGTTGGTGCCGGAACCGTTTTCACGTCAAAAGTGCTATCGGCCACCGTCACCGAAGGCCGCGAAAAATACCTTGACCCGTACTCGGGCGGCCGTCTGGCGATCACAATCGACAACACCGGCAACTACGCATCAAACTTTGCGTTCAACGACGAAATCGCCCTGTACACCGTCTATGCCCCAAACGGCTATCTCGAATACTGGACAGTTCAAGAAATCGACTTCAACGACTATCCGGGCAACACAGGCATGCCAACGGCAACAATCGTGTGCGTCGACGCGGTCGGTCGATCAGGCCGGTATCAAGCGATCAGCAAAAGCCTCACCCAAACCGACACAACCACTCAAGCCACCCAGTTCAACAGTGGAAGCGGCGGCCCACTAAAAAGCGACATTGAAGTAGTGGCCGTCAGTACCGGCAACTCGACCGCTTCGGCGTCAACGTACACCGGCACAGTGCTAAACCAAATCAACCTGCTAAACGCCACAGAACGCGGATTCATTCGCAACGCCGCTAATAGTCCTGCAGGCACCCAACGGATCAACTTTTATCCGCGAAAATCCATTGGCCCAATCGCCACCGACTTTTCGTTTGGTCGTAGTTACGGCTCGTTCGTATGTGCCTACCAACGGTTTGATCGCATCCAAAACGGCTTGCAGTTCATCAACACGGTAACTGTTTCCCCCGAGGCCGTAGCCGATCAGACAGCCACCAACGCTTCGTCAGTGACAGCATACGGCACCACGTTTTACAGCTCGGAAACGGTCGACTTCAGCACCACGCAAGCAAGCGGCAATGCCCAATGGGTCGCTAACACCTTTTCCGACCCGAACAGCCTCCGGTTTGTGATCGAATTTTCTGATCGAGGCCAGACGTTTAACCAAGCCGATTTTTACGCCCAGTTCCCAACCCGCCCGGTCTGGCCATTGTCGTACCGTCTGCCCGGTGCCGTCAGCGACACCACGGTAAATGTCGTTGTTGAGGGCTGGACGTTTACGATTACCCCTAGCCAAACAATCTTCAGGTTAAACCTGTCCCCGTTGACCTACTACCAGTTCTTCACACTTGATTCAACAACGCTGGGTATTCTTGATACCAGCAGACTCGGATGGTGACCCATGGCAACCCAATACACGGCAGGACTCGCAAGCGGACAGGTGTTGACCGCCGCCACGATGAACCAGATTGGGGCCGCATGGGAGTCGTTCACTCCGGCCCTGACCGCTGCAACCACCAACCCGACGTTGGGCACTGGTGGCACCACGGCAGGCCGATACGGACGCATCCAAAAAGTGGTGGTGGGAATCGGCCTCGTCTCGTTTGGCACGGCTGGCACCGCCGCCGGATCAGGCCTGTACTACGTCAGCTTGCCGATCACCGCCCGGTTTGCTGGCGAAGTGATTGGCGATTGGCAAGCGTACGACGGCACGTCGCTATGGCGTGTCGGCTCCCTAATCTCCGACACCACCACCCGAGCGTACATGATGTACGAGGGCACGTTCGTCGGCAACACGGCACCGTGGGCATGGGGTGCGAGCGACTTCATCCGCTACTCATTCACCTACGAGGCCGCATAACCATGAACTACGACCTGTACCAGCCCGGTGACAACAAGGACACGACTGCCGAAGCGTATGTGGCCCGCATGCGTCGACACCGCGACCGGCTATTGGCTGAGTCCGACTGGACCCAACTCGAGGACGCACCAGTAGACCGCCAAGCGTGGGCCGACTACCGGCAAGCCCTCCGCGACTTCCCCTCCAGCTGGACGCCGGCCCCGACCGTCACGTTCCCGGACAAGCCGTGAAAAGCCTCGCGATCATCGCCCTTTTGTTCGGCTTTTTGTCCATCTGGCTGGTCACCGGATGCAACGACCGGACCCGAGACAACTGCCAGACCCAGCCCACCGCCCCTCGATGCAAGGTGACCCCATGAAGCGATACACAAACAGCGAGATAAAGGCCCGACTCATCCTCGCCATCGGGATCTGCCTCGGCCTTACCTTTATGATGAGCGTGGGTGCCCTGCTGTACGGCCTGCTGTTTGTCGTCCAGCCCCTCGAGGTGTCTCCCAACGACGAATCCGCGTGGGCCACCCTCAACCCGCTCGTGCTGTTCATGACCGGAGCCTTGTCCGGCGTACTCGCATCCAACGGCCTCAAAGACAAAGACAAACAGGAAGACCACCAATGATCGCCAGCACCATCACTGTCACCACCAGCCCCACCGTGCTCGTGGCCGCCACCGCCAACGCCACCCGAACCATCTACATCGAACCAGTAGGCGGAGACATCCACGTGGGCGGATCAGCCGTCACCACCACCACCGGACTCGTCACGAAGAAAGACCAAATCTCCACCTACCTGCTCCCCCCGTTGAACGCCCTGTACGGCATCACCAACACCGGCACGGTGACCATCCGCATCCTGCAACCCGAAGGCGACTTCTGATGACCGAAGCCACCCGCTTCAAGTCGTGGCAAAAGATGGGTGCACCGGCCGCCCCGCACAACGTCAAATCACCCAACCTCGTGCAACTTGTCGCCTACGCCCGCCGCACATGGGGACTGGTAAACCTCGGCATCTACAACCATCGACCGATCCGCGGAGGCACCGCATGGTCGTCGCATGCGTTTGGTGCGGCCGCCGACCTCGGCTACACCGACCGGCCCGCCCTCGACAACACCGTGTTGCCGTTCCTGATCGTGCACAGCCACGAACTGGGCATCCAACGCATCCACGACTACCAACGCAAACGGTATTGGGAGGCTGGCAAAGGTTGGGTGAACAAGTCGCCCGGGGAAGGCTTTGCGTGGATCCATGTGGAAACCCATGTGGACGACTGGGGAAACGACACGCCCATTGAAGCCCGTCTGTCCACAGCCACACCGATGCCACCGGCCCGCCCGTACCCCGGCAAACCCGTAAAGCGTGGAGCCACCTCACACCGTGACGACGTGAAAGCCATCCAACACGTCGTGGGTGTCATCATGGACGGCAAATACGGTGTGGTCACCGAAGCGTCCGTGCGTAATTGGCAGACCCTCCACGACCTCAAAGCAGACGGTGTGGTGGGCCCGATCACATGGGCCCGCATGTTCGGATGACGTGACAAACCGGCCTCGAGTCGGTAAACATTCCCCCGACCTCGGAAACCCGACTTAGGAGGAACCATGAAACCCAAGAACCTGTTAGTGCTTTTTGTCGGCCTGCTTGTCAGCCTGACAGTCGCCGGCCTGATCGTGTCGCGGATCGTCAGCCCACCGGCCCCGCAAACCAGCCCGGCAGTGGTCACCCCGCCACCGGCCCCCACCATCGTGATCGCCCCCGTCCCCTCGGCTCCGGCGACCACCACCAGCATTACGTCAGAAGCCCCTAAAACGGCCCATGACGCCCTCCAAGCCGATCTGGGCACACTGATGGCACCGGACACGCCCTGCCAAATCTGGGCTCCGCTCGTGCTCGAGGTCGGCTGGCCGGAGGAGGAGCTGGTGAACGTGCTTGAGGAGATGTGGCAGGAGTCCCGTTGCCTGAACATCATCCCCGGCGACGACCGGTGGAACGGCCACGACCACGGCCCCATGCAAATCAACCAGGTGTGGAAGGAAGAAGTCACGCACCTGTTCGGCTCATGGGAACGCATCAACGACCCCACCGTAAACCTCGCCATGGCCCTCGAGATCTGGCGTTGGCACGACCATCACCGTGGCTGTGGATGGGAGCCGTGGAGCCGCCCGTGCTGAACGTCGACCGACCCGACTGGATGACCAAAGGTGCCTGCGTAGGCGAACCGGCAGACCTGTTCTTCCCCGGACCCGGCAGGGACGGTGCCGTGAAGACGAAGAAGGCCAAGCAAATCTGCCGTGAATGCCCGGTCGTGAACGACTGCATCATGTACGCCATGACCTTCGCCCCCCGCTCCCTGATCGGGATTTGGGGTGGCACCACGGAACGCGAACGCACCCGCATACACAAATCCACCACAGGCCTTGTGTACAGTGGCCGCACAACCCGACGATAGGAGTACCGATGCCCGACAACATCGACCCGCTAACCCATGTAATCCGTGAAGCCACGGCCGCCATGGAGGAAGCCACCCACAGCATCCAAGCGATGGTGGCCGAGATCGAGCGTCTGCGTGAAGACCGTGCCCAACTGCGACGTGCCCTCCACGAGACCGCCTACTGCCTAAACAGCCTCGAGGTGTTGCCGTCCGCCATGACGAAGACCACGGCCGACACCATCGTGCAACTGAACCTCGGAGGCTTCAATGATTGACCGCGACCGGTTAGAGCAAGATTTGATTGAAGCCGTGATGGTTTGCTACGGCATCGTCCGCCAGCATTGCCAAACCGATGATGCCCTACGACTCGACTCGAGACACCTCGGCATCAATGCCCACGCCATGCGAATTTGCGATCGTTACGGCCTGTTCGATGAGTTTTACGACTGGGCCAACCGTCATGTGGAAGCCAAAATGTTTGAGACGTGCGACATTGAAGCCATGCTGGCAAAGGCGGTGCACGGTGATTGACCGGAACATGCTCGAGCGGCCTCGGGCCGGTGCCTGTTGCCGTTGTGGTGCACCGCTCGCCGGTGACGACATCTTCCACTGGTCGCCCGGCTCATGGAGCGTCTGGTGCTTCAAGTGCTACAAAGCCGAACACTTCCACAACCTTGTGCGGATCCAACAGCGTGCGGAGGATCGTCGTGGGCTTTGATCTGTCAACGTACGCCACCGTGGAGGAGCGTCTGGCCCTGTTCTGGGCCGCGAACCCTGACGGCCGGATCTACACCGAACTTGTCCGCATGGACGACCACGCATGCCTGTTCCGTGTCGAGGTCTACCGGCATCGCGACGACCAGCACCCCACCGCCACCGGCTACGCCCACGAGGAGAAAGCCGACCGAGGCGTTAACGCCACGTCGTGGGTGGAAGTGTGCGAGACGTCGGCCGTGGGCCGTGCCCTCGCCAACTGGATCTATCAGGCTGGCAAGCGGCCGTCTCGAGAAGAGATGGGCAAAGTGCAACGCATGGGTGGAGCCCCTGCACCGTCCGGTGACGGCCCGTCTGACGCACAGATCAAACTGTTGCGGTCGTTGAAGTACGAGGGCGATCCTCGGGCTTTGTCTCGGCGTGAAGCGTCTGCCGAGATTGACCGCCTCAAGACGGAGCACCCGTTTTGATAACCATCAAACTGACACATGAGGGACTGCACAAAGCGGCTGCTGTGGGCGTGCGTCGACGCATTGAGTCATTAGGAAAATACAGGGACAGTTACGAACGCAGCAACAGGAATTATTGGGAGATTGACATACAAGGTGCAATTGCTGAAATGGCCGCTGCACATTATTTGCAACTGCCGTGGACTGGCGTGGAAGCCCATGCGGACGATCTGCCGGGCATTGACGTAAAGTCAACTAACAATTCTGCTAAAGGTCTACGCATCATTGACGGCAAAGATTTGATCTTTGTGCTTGCATACGTCCGTCAAAACGAAGTGACGTTGAAGGGCTGGGCCCGTTTGGAAGACGCATACCGGGCTCGAGTCAAATGGGAATTAGACAACAAAGGCAGGCGATTCTGCGAACTACCCATTACCGAACTTCATCCGATTGCTGATTTGCGGGATTGGATTGCGAACGGTGGCCGCCATGACTGAATCAGAGTTTCAATCAGCCGTCATTGAGGTGGCCCGTTTGCGTGGCTGGCTGGTCATGCACCAGCGTCCCGCACAGATCCGCCCCGGACGGTGGGCCACCGCGATCCAAGGTGACGCAGGCTTCCCTGATCTGGTGTTGGCCCGCCCGAAGGCTGGCGAATTGGTGTTCGCGGAACTGAAGCGTGAGAAGGGCCGCGTGTCCGTCATGCAACGAGTGTGGCTACGCACCTTGGCGGCCACAGGGGCCGAAGCGTACCTGTGGTACCCGTCCGACATGCCCGAGATCATTACCCGACTATCAAGGAGTATCCCGTGAACCATGCCTGGCAACAGCCCATCCGCCCGCTCGAAGTGTTGATCCCCAACACCGACTTGTGGGCCACCGTCCTGTTCATCAGGCCGCGAACCACCCGAGGATGGGAAGTGGTCAGCATGTCAGGCAACGTGTGGAACGACCTTGACGCAGAACTGCGTTATGCACAGGGCCTTGAGTAGCACCGGCCTGCTACCTTCACCGATCTACAACCGAGTACGTCAACCCGCAACAGAGGCGGGTATCAGGCCCGCCCGGCATGCAACCGGGCAGAGGTAATACACGGAGACGTGGGTGTGCCCTCATGCGTTGACGTGAGGGAGCAGCGTCCCCGAACGACACAAACGGCGAATGGTGTCCGCCCTAATCAATCCGGCTACCAAGGCTACTTGCCTGAAGTGTGGGGGGCACAACACCACCCACGCCCACAGGTATGGTTGAGGACAACCGAGGAACGAGGGCGTCAGCCCAACGAGCGAAGCGAGGCGGGAGCCAATGCCCAAACGAACCAGCGACCCGACCTACCTCGCCAACAGGCGACGACTGCTGGCCGACAACCCCGCATGCCACTGGTGCGGACAACCCGCCACCGAAGCAGACCACCTCATCGAACACGACCGAGGCGGAACAAACGACATTGACAACCTCGTACCCGCCTGCAAAACCTGCAACGCACGCCGAGGCAACCAATACAAACAAGCCAAAGACGCCGCCCGACTCGCCACACGAACACTCGCGACCGGCCCCACACTTTTTTCGTCCGACCGACTGCC